AAACGCTGATACCAGCGGGCAATCTGCCCTTCAATCTGCTTTTGGGCTTCCTTGTACTGCCTTTCTATTTCAGCAACGGCGGCTGCACCTTGCCCATTTTGGGCGGCTTCAAGCTGTTCAAAACGCAACTTCCAATATTCGCTATTCTGCATCAGCCCCACCGCCTTTCACAAAGCGGGGAACAATCAGGCGGTAAAAGCTGCATACTGTTCTATTGTTCATTGTTAAATTGAACTTTTTGAACCGCATCAACATCAGCCACGCAAAGAAAGCAAATACACGCCCTAAAATGGGGCTGTTATACTCCACTTCAAGGGGAACGGGTAAAATGTCAATCTTTCTGATTTTCGCCATTTGAATCACCTTCCTTTTTCGGCGGCTGATTGCCGGGTTGCTGCCCGAAAGGGTTATATTGCTGTTCAAGCATTTCTTCCTTCTCTTTTTCCCGCTGCTTTTCCAACCGTTCAAGTTCCTGCTGCGGATCATCAATCCACGGGTGCATACCAATGATTGTTTCATCCGAAATGATACCAACGGAAGCGGCACAATTCGCAATGGCTTCACTTTCATTGATAAGAATATCCCGGTTGAAGATAATGGTTACTTCTTCATTCTCAAAATTGCCCCTTCCTGTGTTTGCAAGGTGGGCATTGACAAACCAAAGGATTTCTTCAAAAGCTGCCTGAAATTCGGTTTCCATATCGTCGGCATCAAGGTCAATGTCAGAATACATTGATTGAATATTCATCTGATTAGGATTGCCGGAAAGCCTGTCGTCTTTGGCATCGTACCCCATAGCGTTTTCAATCAGGGCTTTCTTGAAGATTTCCAAAATAGCCTTGTAGTTTTCCGCATTTACGGTTATCTCAAGGGTTTCAACCCCGCCTTTCGTTTCTCCGTCATATCTGACCTTGACTGCGCCATAGGCGGCAAGGTTCTTTCGGAACTCACCCAGGTTTGTACCGTCATAGTTTTTCAGGACAAGAATGGTGTTCCTTGCATCTTCCTGCATATTGTTTTCAAAGTCTGATAGCATGACGTTGATGCCGTCCTGCAATGACTTGACTTTCTTCAAGAGAGGAGTTTCCAGCTCATTCGCTTTCAAAGGTATCAGTGGGATTCTTGACCAGTTGAAGCCCTGAACCTTTCCAGCGGCATCCATCATCATCACATGATGGCAGTCCGATCCCCCTTCATCGGCAATGTCAGGTATCAGCGTACCCCGGTCAAGGATGAACTTGTGCACGCCATCCAAATCATAGACTTCCACCTTTTCAATGACCACCGGAGCTGTCCCCTCATATCCCATGACCAAATACAATCTGACTGCAAACTCTAAAATGGTGTGCTCGCTGTCCTTCCAAAATGGCAGAATTTCATAAGCCGGGAAAAGCCTGAAAGCAAAGTCACCTTCTTCTGTGTAATACGGATAGAGCCAGGCTATCCCACCGTTGTATGCAACCTTACCACTATTTTTCAGCGTTTTCATGAACCGCTTGTTGAACACCTTTTTCAGCAATTCCGCATACTGTTCATTTTTACACTCTATGGCAAAAGGCTGACCCAACAGATAATTTGCTTTCTGATTAACCATCTTGGCATATTGGTTATCGGTGACCCTGTTATTTGGCAGATTCTCCACCACTTGCAGCTTGCCATCCTCACCTATCACGGTTCTTTTCCGCTGCAATATGTCATGCTCGTTATCATAATACAGAAAACCCTTAATTTGCATTATCCTTTGGGGTGAGTTCTTCCACTTGGCGATTTCCTTTTCAAGAAACTCCTTGTCGGACATACGACTCCTTGCCCCTTGTAAAATCAGGTTTGTAACCTTTCTTGTCAGGAAGTCCACAAAATTCAGCATTTTAGTTTCACCCCTTTTCAATAAAATCAAAAGCCCGAAAACAAGACGTTTTCAAGGCTCTTTGTTGCTGATTCTCTATTTTTAGTCAAAGCTGAATGCATCCGGCAACAGAAGTTTTGTCACACCATACCGCATGGAATCCATGCCGTGTGAAAATTCGTGATCCGGCTTATCAGTCAGCTTTCCATCTTTATCTTTTCCCCAGCAGTAGTTGTCAATTTCTTTCTTGAACTCCACACACCGGGGATGAACCGCAATCTGATAGTTCTGTATAAGCTGGATACCGTGGTTCACACTATCCTTACCCTTTCGGGAAGGCTCTGCTTTGATGCCTTCATCTTGAAGTTCAACAATACTTTTCGGCTCAGCATTATCACAGATAATCCTTTGCCCCCCATAGCCCATTTTCTTAATCTGTTCGGCTATGATTCTGTTGGTAACACCCGTTTGATACCATTCATCGAAGATATAAATCCGCATCGCAGCGTTGTCCACCATTTCGCACACAAAGGCGTTTGGATCAGTGAATCCGAAATCAAGGTTGAACGCTGATTTTATACCAGGAATTGCCCGAATTTCATCGATATTGAATTCCTCACACACAACATTGGTGTAAATCAGTCCTTCCGCAATTCCCCATTCGCCTTCACCTTCAATGCGGTATCGGCGGGGGTTGTTCTTCTGCATTTTCAAGAATATGCTGCGGTCAGCTTCATCCAACCATTCATTCTGTTTCCAGGTTGTTGTCTTTGTGAAGATGTCATCATCCTCCACATCAAAGAACCTTGGCTTCAACCAAGATGTCGCAGACCAAGGATTGAACGTCAGCGTGACCTGCTTGAAGTAACCATCGGGGACTTCACCACGAATGGACATGTCCAGCTTATTGAAATCATCCTCATTTGTGATTTCATAGGCTTCTTCAACCCATACAAAGCAAAGCACACCGTAATCAACAGAAATTGATGTAATTTTCAAACCATCGTCCAACCCACGGAACAGAATTTTTTGCCCTGTGTCGGTTCGGGTTATCTGCATAGGGGAAACGGTGCACTCAAAGTATCCATCAAGCCCTAATCTGTGAATCGCCCATTTCAAATCTGAAAAGACAGAATCCCGCAAGGTGTTTGAGTACCTTCTGACGCAAAGACCATTTGCAAGGGGATATTCCATCAGCCTGAAAATCATATTCAAGGCGGTTGTCTTTGACTTCTTTGAACCTCTGCTGCCCTTGCAAACTCTGTACCTTCTTTTGGTGTTCCAAAAATCGGCATAATTTTTTCCAACGGTGTCTTGAAGTGATACTTTCATACTGCGTCACTCTTTCAGGTCATTCACGATGACCACCGGCTCAATTTCCATGTTCACATTCTCTTTGAAAAGACTGTATCTCTTTCCAAGAAGTTCAGCAGCTTTCAATCTCTCTTTTTCATCAGGTGCTTTCCCCATTCTTCTCGCTTTTGAGTAGCCTTCTCCTCTCCCTTCGACTACCACAACCTCTGACTCAGACTCCCCACGCAAAACAGATGTCAGGTACACCATGACTTCCTCTGCATCGGCAATCTTTTCTGAACTGATTTTTTCAAGTTGGTCATTGATATATGTTTTAATATTAGCTTTTGCTAGCAATCTGGAAGCGCTCGCTCTTGCGGCACCTTCTGATTTCACGTGGGGAAATGCTGCTTTATATGCCCTGACTGCATTTGTGTCGATCAGATATTCATCGCAAAACTTCCTTTGCTTGTCCGTCATTTACCTGTCACCTGCCTTTCCTTCAAAGTTTTAATATCTGGTGCTCTGGCCATGTCCAATCACCTCCAGCTCATTATTTTAAGTACAGAAAAGAGGCACCCGCCCCAACGAGTGCCCATTCCCAACTATATTTTATTTTTTCTTATCCTATCCTTTAAGTTTTGTGACTCAATATCACTCATAGGACTTAACATTTCTTTCTTTACTTCACTTTTTTCTTCCAAAAATAGTCTAATAAGCAAACTTATAAATCTATAAGAATTAGACATAAAATAAAGCAACAACCAAATCCATGTCAATATCACGGCTTGCTTAAACCATTCACTAAAAATATCAAAGAAAAACAACATGCTCGATGCAAATACTACCGCAAATCCACTTACGATTATCATTCGTAAATTAAAAGAAAACGCTTTTTTATCGATATTATTAATAAAATATTTTACCAGCGTAAACTCGTTCTTAGACGTGATTAAAATTGGAAGTAGAAACCCAAATACGCCTATTATCATGGACACAAATGAAATTATTGCTTCTAACACGGAGGTAAAATTTTCACTATCAGTGACATAAAAATACTCTATCTTATTTCTTTGTATAAGAAAGTATATTGTCAAATATATCGCACAGGCTATCGAAGGAATTACAACTGAATAACATCCTCTCCATATATCACTGAATTCATTTTTTGGGCTTTTCACCTCA